AAGGGTAGGGGCTCGCATCACATTGGAATCGATGTGGAGAATTCGATAGGTAACTGTGTACACCTATCGTGCTTTTCCGAACCGAAAGGAAGACTGATGCCATATTATTCAGTCAGCCGTCCAGAAGTTCAGATCACTCAAACTCGAGTGAACCCTTCTGGTGTGAACGATCAGATAAAGTGTCTGACCCGTTCATCGTTTGAGACTGGTTTCAGGACTCGCCTCCCTACGGGTGGCGAAGTTCTTGAAATTGCCCTCAACGTGGCTGAACCATACTCCTGGTGGATGGATTACCAATCCGTCAAACGACAGGCGCTCGAGAAAGATGGGCGCTTCGATACATCAGGTCTGAAGGTTGATAACGGACATACCTGGTTTTTCGAACAATGTAACATCAACGGCCTCTGGGATTTTTCCATGAGGGAGTCTGGTGTTACAACGTTCCATACCGGGAATTATCCGTCCTTCAGTATTGGAGCCCAGAATTCTCGCACTGCTACTCTTCCGAGTACATTGCTTGAAACCTGGGCTGCTCAACAGTATGGTAATATGGCTCCTACGGTGAATGAGTTTTCACTCTCTACATTCCTAGGGGAGCTCCATGAGGGGCTTCCCAGGGCGTTGCCTAGATTTATTTCTCAGGCTAAGACGCTTAGGGGTGTAGGGGATGATTATCTCAATCTTGAGTTTGGGTGGAAACCCTTGCTCAATGATTTGCGCGGGTTGGCAGATTCACTTCTGTCTGCTTCTTTTGGCCTTTTCAGGCCATTTGGCGCTAATCATCGTAGACGGGACATGAAACCAATCGAAACTTTCAATCGATTGGACAGTACACTTGTTGCTCCGAGTGCTCAGAGAGGTGCTATCGCCGTTGCTAACGGCGTTACTCCTCCTGATAACTTTCTAGCATCATCCAATTCCGGCGCCACTGGTCAGGCTTCATTGACAATGAAGACTTCTCAGAAACGCTGGGCTGAAGGTGAATTTGTGTACATCCCAAAGGCAGGGTTCGATCCGAATAATTACTTGGATCGACTTGAGACGTTGATGTCTTTTGACATTACGCCTTCTGTCCTTTGGGAACTTGCCCCATGGTCTTGGTTGGTGGATTGGTTTGCCCAAGTGGGCAAGTCAATAGCTTCCATGGAAGCTGCTACCTCCAACCGTGTTCTTTCTACGTATTTCTATGCAATGGAGGATGTTTCTTCTTCAGTGCAGTCTTCGCTTGTGATTACTGGAAATTCGGGAACCAGGGTTTACTCTGGTCCGAAGCTCCTTATCTCATCCGTAGAACGGCGTCGCCGCCGTAGAATACGTGGAAACCCTTTCGGTTACTCGGGATCTTCATCTTCCTCCCTTAATCTGGAGCAGATGTCGATTCTGGGGGCTTTAGGACTCACAAAGTCCCATTAGCCAATTTCACAGAATAACACCACCCAATCAGAAATTAAAGGAGAACCAGTGCTTACTGATCCTCAGGCCGTTACCATTTCCGGTACGGCCTCGTCCCTTCCTCGTATTGAGGAAAGGGCCGAAACTCACGTTTACGCCAACCGTGACAACGCTGTTCAGCTTTTTGTGACCCAGAAGGTCGACAAGAACCGGACTCAGCGTTCGTCGGCGTCGTTGGTTCAGACCGTCGTTGTGACTGATCCGGTGACGGGGCTTAAGAGCCTTGTTCCGTATTCGTTCACAATG